GCCGACTCTATGGTAGCTAAATTTTGTTGATTAATACATGTAGCATTTTGTGGATTAGGAAAGAATTGTAAAGATCCTTTTCCAATAAAAGCACTCAAATCAAGTGCTCCATAAGTTTGGAGCATATCCGTTCCAATAACATCCTTAGCTGTTATTCCTGTAGGACTATTAGCCCAATAATGATCAAATGATCCTAAGTTTCTTAAATTAATAGTAGATTGTCTATTCGCCACTAAGCAAGCCCGTGTGGCATGTAGTTCCACCGAAGTATGATTAGTTCCATCACTCAAATCAAAACCACTAGCATCAAATAGCCATTTTCCTCCACCGTCTGGAGGAGTAAAATTTATTGTTGAATGATCTTCTGCAAGGACATCCACACCATATCTCCCTATAAATGTAGGTCCATGAAAAGATACCTCAGATCCCTCACAAACATACACTCCTGCTACCTTACTTTGTTTAGTATAAACCTCAGGCCCTAGAATAAATGTAGCACCATTTTTACTTCCATAACAATGAACTTGTGAATTTCTATTGATAGTCATCGCTAAACCATAAAGTGGTCTATGAGCAGTAACCCAAGCCGCTGGTCGATTAGTTATTTTTAAATGTATAAAATCAGCCATAGAATTATTGTCTACTACAATACCGGGATAACTTGCGTAAGGTTGGAAAGAAAGGGCTGGGGCAGTCTGTCCTACAGACGATCCCATAAATGTATTACCAAACATCTCAGGAGTATGCCATTGTTTTTTGAACGTAAATCTACTATTATTCTGAAGCTTAATATGCGCCCCATTACCTGAGAAATCAATCTGTTTAGATCTACTTTGTTGGATACCAGAAAAATCATTTAATATAGCAGTTGAATTGTGAGATTTAAATCCAATACTATTATAATCTACACAAAAATCTTCATATTCTGTAGTAGCATTGGTTAATGCTACTCCTGTCTCATTTAGATAAAAATCAAATAAACCTTTCATATCCGTATATGAATTATGAGCCTCTATACCGTACTGTGTATTAAGTTCACATGTGGTAATTCCCCCAGTCTGCTCATCCCCCGCTTGTCTACGATGATATCCTCCAAAAAATTTAGAATTATTTAATCTAATTCCCCCATGATTTCTAGAGGTACATAACATAATATCATCCCCAGAAGCTTGAAAATCTCCTCCTCCATAATTAGTATATGCTATCCCGTCTGATAATAGAGAACTTATAGATACTTCACTATTGAATATATCAAATCCGATACCCTTATCAGCAGTACGTGCTGTTGCTGTAGAAAGTTCATAGTTTCTATATGCAAAAGCTGATCTAGAGAGGACTACCTTTGAACTATTAAATTTAAATCCAGCTTCTCTACATTTTATAGCGGCACAATTTTCTAATACTACTTCCGAATTATCAACCTTAATGCCTACCTCAGTACCCGTCAGAGGAACTTCATTTCGTCCATCTACTACAAAATTTCTAATATATATTGGCCCGTCACAATTTCTAACACTTATTGAGGATAAATTATTTAGATATACAGATCCTCCTACGTTATTGCGTGCAACTACGGGTTGCCGTTTTAGGAGAGTACCATCAAATGTATTAGTAGAACTTATATCCGTAGAAGCTAACGTTTTATCAGTTGTTTCAGTTTGTTCGTATGGGGGTACACTAAATACATTCTCTCCTATATCTCCTGGCAAAAATCCGGCTCCCTGAACAGAAACAGCTAAGGGGGCTTTCCTCAAGCTTGACTGTGGGTATAAAAATGAATATACAGAAGAAACTCTTACATCATCAGTTGCACTAAGAACTTGAGTTTTTATATGAACTCCTGAGGTACATACCCCTGGATCTAAAGCAATTCCAGAAAAAAGAGTAGAACTTAAATCAACAGAACTAACCTCATTTATTATATTTGTGGTTTCATTATATAGGGGGTCTACTTGTACACTATCCACATCAGCAGACGCAGTATACACTCTAGAATATGCTCTATTAATAATCTCAAGAGATCCCTCCTCTTCTATTCTAATATTATGTAACTGTAAGTTACCTAGATCTCCATAATTACAAACTTCTACCAAGATAGGACAGCGTATAATTTTCGGAATAGCAGCCATACAGGAACTTACATCAACAAAAATATTAGGATTCGCTGCTAGAGTAGCGGTAGGAGTATTAGAGGATACAGTTAGAGCTATTCCAGTTAGTGCTGAAGTAGGGAATCCCCCTTGTTCCCACATCTCATAAGTTCTATCTTCTAAATCATATAGAGGAAGATTATCCTGCTCCCAATTATAAAAAGAACTCGTATCAAATTTGGACACATAAGGTGTCCAAGAATTAAAAAGCACTACGCTTCCACTACTTGTATAAATATCTGCTATTTGAAACATTAGAAATTAAGTGTCCATCTAAATATTAAACTAAAATCACTAGTTTTACGTATGTTAGTAAAAGCTCTATACGCTGTGAGTATAGACTCGTTCGGAGGAGAATTTCCTTTTGGATTTTTCATTAATAATCCTATCTCACTTAAATAAACCTCTTCAGCATTAGCTCCTACTAAATCGTTAGCCGCTTCTTCATCCACTACCAGGGTGTATCTTACCGACATCTCCCCAATTTTTGTTATTTTATTCGGAGGAATTATCGCACAAGCTGACGCAAAAAGATAGTCTCCCACCATTTGATTCATATCCTCTATGTATAAATTACTTCCTGCTCCGTACTGAGCGTAAGTTAATCCACTAGAAAGTTCATTAGTTGTACTTACTTCTAATGCTGTGCCTCCTGATACTCCTAATTGAAATCTGTCAATTTGATAATCTAAAATACTGTTAGAGCCAGATGCTGTAAATAAATAAGTTAATCCAACCCCCATTCCAGATACAATAATATTATGGTCATCAAAAATAACCTCTTCAATCCCATCATTATATCGTTTAATGATAGTTAAATGTCCATTAACTTCTAATTCATCTATAAAATTTCTCATAGGAAATGTAATCTCCACTTAATAGTTAGGTCCTTATAATTCCAACTTCCTGCATCTACCCCTACATCATCATAATCATTTATGTAACCTAAATTTTTTGTTAAATGCTTTGTAGCAAATAATCTATATTTCCTAGGATTATTTAGGGGTCCAAAAGAATAAGGAGGACTATTTCCTCCCTTAAGAGTTTTATCCATGTCTATCGTCCATAAGCCCATATTATATATACCCCCGTAAAAATTAGAATAGCCAACATCCCCAGATCCAATTAAGACTGAGTACTCCACTACGCCTGAGTGTCCCGCCAGCCCTCCAGAAACGCACAACCCACTAGCGGTAGAACTCATCTCATATGTATAAGGAAGGACATGAGGAGATCCAGACATTACCATGTTAACAAAACCAGAAACATCCATCGAACTTGCTTCATTGAAAATGCTTAAACTTGTCCCAGAAGCAATAGGAATATAGGGATCAGCATACCCAGTAGAGGTATCCAGGGAACTCACAATAGCCCAATTAGATCCTCCTGTACTTGACCCCTCGGGATAACATCCAAGGTAGTAAGCTTGAGGTCCGAAAGAGTATGTACCACTAGGAACACTTGTTTCGTCCTTAAGAGTGCTGCCATTATCCATATAATCATATCCTACATAGAATGTGATTCCAGGCAATTGATCGTACTGGGCTCGATATGGAACAACATTTAAGTTTTGTCCCATGTTAAATCCACTCGTAACAGAGGAGGGTCCAAAGCTATCTGTATTTCCATCTTCTACTCTAGTACTATCAGGATTGGGGGGACTAGAAATAAAATTAACGGGCGTATAGGAAGAAGTCCCTGCATCACCTAATACTCTAATGGTTCCATTATCTGTGACTGGTCCCTTATTATCTCGATTTAATACATTTCCTGAAAAATCCCAAAGATTCGCGGAAAAATTATTATTAATTTGTAGACTAGTGGGCCACCGACCTAATTCTAACTGGTCTCCGAAAGCATAAATGCCTCCAGAGGGTTCTCCCGAAAGTCCCCCATCGGGCATAGCTTCATAACCAGCGGGGTAAGTGGGGGCGAAAATAGAACTTACCCCGGACACTGGGGAAAGTAGGGAGGTCCAAATTCGATACCACCCATTTCCAACAGGAATTACTCCTCCGTTTTGATCCCAATTGTCAATCGAGTAACCTCCATTACTAGCAGCAATATCTCTTCTATTATCACCCAGAAATGAAAATGCAATCGAACTAAACTCTGTAGCATCCTTATCGTACCTTGGGTCTGTAGAACTCCGAGACCTTCCTACACCCGACTCATGCCCTGCACCATACTTCGTATAAACATTACCTTCGCCTTCTATTTGTGATTTATAATGTATAGTTTGGTATGGTATATTTGTTGGATGGTACATAGGATAGGCAGGAACTTGGAGTTTTATATACGTAGATCTACAAAACCACTCATCTTGCCCACAACTCAAGCTTAGATTAGGATTAGACTCACTAGGCCCGTCGCCCGCCGCGTTATTCATGTATATACTTTGCATAACAGTTACATTTTTTGAGTTACTGTTATCAACCCAAGCAACAACATGAGCTAGAGACGAAGGAACATCCTCAAATCCAGGTGGGGGTGTTACATCAGGGCAAGAAGAAATTATACAATCATTAGGATAGGTACTCTTTATATTGTCTAAATCTAGGCTGGAAACCGTAGACCACTTCCAAAGATTTCTTCTCGGATAAAGAGCATGAGCATTATTCTGATAAGCCGAAGCATCCTTTCCAAATGAGATAGCTTGAATAGTATAGTTAGAAGCATCCAAAATGGAAGATGTAGCGTGATCTTCAATACCAGACAAGGAAGGTGATACTGTCATTATATCAGCAATGAGTCCTCCCGCCCCGTTCACAAGAAGATTACTCTCCTTATGAAGTAGCTTATCTCCACTCCAAATTTCTACTTCACCTCTCATTAGTTATCTACCTCTACCTTAGTAAAGTTATTATAGTTAGCTTGAGTATTACTTGAATTTCCAGCGCCCCAACTCGGACTAATTCTATAATTTAATCTACTTCCCCCGCTTACTTCCATAGTTCCAGACGTAATAGGTGCCTCTCTAGATGCCAAGTTAGTAGCATAGAGTCCTGTACCCGAACCTGTCAGTCCTTCATAGAGTTTTAATACGGTTCTTAATTGTTCTTTATCCAAATATAATTTATCTTCTTTTACAAATTTTCGAAGAGGATTCCCGCTAGTTAGAATACCGTGATCAGTCCCTATCCCAGCGTTCTCTCGTTGGGTACTATCTTCTAGGGAAATAGAATCAATGAGTAAGTATTTTTCTGGTACGGCAGGGGGTATGAAAAATACTTCCACATAATAATTTATATTGTACCTGTTCACTAATTCCTGTAATTTATAATATTCTTCAGGAACAGGTATAATTTTTAAATATTCGTAATTATTATGAATAGTATAATTTCGAGTATCAAAAGTTAATTCAAATGTTTCAAAATATTTTTCTTGAATATTATTCAAAGTTAGGTTATTAATTACTACACTTTGATCAATAGTATTTCCTAAACAAAATGTTTGTGTTTGGGAATCAGGTTGTTTAAGATCAAACGTATAAATATGAGAATACAAATTAACAACATCCGTTATTGAGGTTCTAGTATTATCATGCATTTCCCATTTACCTTTGGGAGTCCAAGACCACATTAATCCACTAGGGGATCCGTCTGCCGTTATCGTTTCAGAGTTAAACACTGGGCTAGTATGAATCCAAACCCCAAGCTGCCCCCCTCCTAATATTGGCGAATTTTCTTCACCCACTAAAGCTTTTACTTTGAATTTGAAATGATGGTCCTTAAGAAAATAATTTCTCCTATCCCCATAAGCGGAAAGATCAAACCTCAATCGTGGTAGACCCCCCGCTGATTTACATTTTATTATGGGATTATCTATTAAATAATTTTCTTCACCTGGAATCTTAAATTCATTATTAATTTTAAAAACATAAAAAGCATTAGCAGCAGGAGACCCCGAAATATCGCAAAACTCTACCCCACTCAGGATATGAGGATTTCTAAATTCAGCATTATTAGGATTTCCTGACACATATGAAGTTCCCGATAGGGGGATCACAATATCCCCTGCATCACTAGCAATATAAGTTCCAGAAGCAGGTAAATCTATTGATCCATCACTATATCCCGCGACCGCACAGGTACTGAATATTCCCGATCCCTCATTCTGATTAAGAGGAAGTGCTGAAACCGTACTAGATGAAATATAATTACCTGATATAGTTTCAGTCGCTGACCCAGCTAGTAAGAAATCACAATTATATAAACCCTTACCAAAAACTTGAGCAAAAATATTTCCTCCTGTTTTATCTACCTCTACTAAACTTAGTGGATTCTTTAGATACTTATTATAATCTCTAAATAATTTTTGTAATCCTACCCCAAAAGTAAAATTATCATAATCACTCATCGAATTCAAAATATATCCACTAGCAATAGCACTATTAGCATAACTTTGAATTTCATTTTTCCAATATGTGTTAGGAGTTACAGAAGAAACACTAATAGCTAAATCTTTAGCTTTAGCTTCCCATAACTCATGCATAACAATATAGATTGGAGGTATTTGTCCTCTATCTACATACCTCGCAGTAGAAACAGAGAACTCATTCCATTTAGTATTTGAGCCTAAAGAACTTAATCCTCTATATGGAAATGTATTACTTGTATCAATTCCAGAAAACGTTCTAGTAGAATTTAAATCTTCGCATTGATGCCATACACCCGAAGGAGCTATCGGATCAATAATTGGATAAAAACTTCCCGCTGAAGCTAGGTATCCTAGTGTAAGCTCTCCCAACGAAGACGGCATTGAATTTTCTAAAGTAGAAGCTTCCCAACTGTTAGGAGCATTAAAGCCTGTCCTATCGTAATAACCTTCCCTGGGTAAAACATATTTTAAGTTACGTCTTCTTAATGCGCGTCTACTTACCGTCCCCCTATTAGTTATAGCAGTAGTTGATGATAAAAGAGTATCCGTTATTTTATCTACATCTATTCGTTTAAAGGTATTTAACCCACCTCTTCCATCATTATCACCAGGAGAAACCGTCCCCATCGCTACTCCCGAATCCTCATAGTTTCCTAGAATTGATGCACTAGTATAACCCGCTCTATTATCATCTTTATCAACTCCCAAATAATGCCAGCTTGCGCCCGAATAATCAAATGAATCTTCTGCGCTTGCATTTAAATTAACTCTTGGAATAGTATGGGCAGGAGACCAACGTTGAGCTACTCTAGCTGCGTTATATAAAGCATACCTAGAATCTCCCTCTAAAGTAGTTTTCCCAAAATCAAAGTTGGTGTTATCAAAATCAATAAATAAATGTGAAGATTTTCCATTCCATAACCCCAACAAGTCCTGTTGATAGTTAGAAATATTAAACATAAAATCATTATAATTGGGAGGAACTTGAACTGAACTAAAAAACATTAAGAATTCGTTTAAACTTCCTAAGTTAGTATCTGTAGTAATTCCCGCACTAACAATAAAATTTTCTACCTCACTAGCAAATGCAGAGTTAACTCCAAAACACTTTAATCTCTCCTTTAGATAACTTACAAGAGGTAGGCTCAAAGCACTATCTTTATAATATCTTATCTCCTCAAAAGGAGGGAGTGGGAGATTTAAACCAGAGCGATAATTAAAAACAAACTCTAAATCTCCGGTAGCAGATAAATATATATGATCTTCATCAGCACTTGGATGTTCTAATCCAGCCATATATACACCAGTCCCCAAAGGACCATAAGTATTAGCCGCGTCCCATGCCGCTCCGTGTCCCATTATTACAGCTTCACGATGAAAAGACTGGTAGCCTGGGTCACTTTCCACATGTATATGAAAAGGCTTCATCCCAGGTTCGTTAGTAATTGTATAAATCTCTGTAGGATTTCCCGAATTGTCTAAGACATAGAGGCGGCTAACTGGAAATGGTTCCCCATTAAATAAAAAGTTATTCGGAAATTTCTTATATAAATCTAATATAATTGAGTCAGTAACAATCTTTAAGTTTTCGTCTAGGCTACTTGGGCTGTAGGAGAACACCCCTGCGTCAACAGCGAGCCCTGGAGTCCAAGTAGTAAGATCTCGAAAATAGGGAGATTCCGTTCCTAAACTATACCAAATCATAAAGGGTAAGTAGGACTCCCATAATTCCATAGCCTTCCCAGATACATCAAATACTGAATCTGTAATTAAAGTATTTATAACATGTTGTATTGAATCTAAAGTTCCCTTGCGTTTATATAAATCAACCGCTCTCCGTAATTGCTCTCTCCATTTAGAAGGAGAGGCCCCAAATAATTTCCATCCTATAAGATCTGCAATAAGGGGTAAATAATTGTCTGGAGCGTTTTCAATATCATAAATTAATCCAATATTTTCAACTTGGTCTGTAATGTCCGCGAAACTAAACCCTAAAGCATTTATAAATTTTCTGAATGGGCCTTTTGATACATTATTTGACAAGAGAAGAGAAGCATCTATATAATTATTAAAAGCTTCTTCGACTGTAAAATCTTGCTGATCCATATACGCAGGAGAATAAATAACGTTTATTAAAGTTAGCAAATTTTCTAGCTTTTGCGTACCGCTGGTATACGTAGCAACAATTCCTGCGCTAGGCTCTAATATGGCATCGGCTGCTCCTGAGACAAACTCAGATGGTATTAAACCTAGGTTAGAAAAGGTAGTACATGTTGAATAATTTCGCCAAATATAATTTTCAAATCCCTCTACTCCTTCTACTGTTTCTATATCACCCCCTACATATAACTTGTCTATTTGCTCTAAAACATATCCTGAAGGCTCCCACGCTAAACCCCCATCAGCAGACGTATTTAAAAAGTACAACCACCCTAGAGCGTCTGTTAAATAATTATGCACACTACTAGGATTAGCGTCACCAGTAAGAGCAGATAGAGTGGCAATATTTGCTACTATAGGAGTAGCAGCATCAGCACCTCCCTGGCATAGCTGAGTCATAGGTAGCAACGTTCTACCTATGTACTTATTAAATGCAGCACTAGTATCATAATCCTTTATAGATTTTCCTAAGGGAATTAAAATTTTTGTTTCAAACAGATATGGACTAATATTGGTTAATTCATTTTGTTTTACAAAATATTGAGAGATGCCAGATATAGTATCTAACGCGGAAGTTTGTGAATTTGCTACAGCCGAGATGGATAGGACCTGGGAGATATTGTTCGCTGCCGTCAAATGAGTGTTAATTATTTGAGAGAGGGGGTTTAGCCCCGTCCCACTCAGGTTTAAGTCCTCTTCCTGATATAATCCTGGTGTGATTAGCTCAATAAGATCTACAAAATTTCGTTTTGTGTAGGTTCGAGGAGTGGGAGTAAATTTATCCATTATTTTAATAAGCTTACATTAAGAGTAAGATTGTTTAATTGAATAATTTCATTAAAATCAATTAAAATATTTTGATCTAGATTATCAATGGTTGAGTATCGAACTTCATCAATCTCAAAAATTTGTCGGTTTAGTTCTGATATTATTAAAGACTGTCCGAATTGTCTATTATCTACACTCATATATTGTAGGATTTTATTTCTAACTTTAGCTGTTATTTGATCTTGATATGCTTCATCCTCTTCATCTATATGAATAGTGGCTACTAAATCTAATGTTCTTATCAATCCATCAGCTACAACTATCTCATCGGTAGCCATTTTTTGTTTATTTATCGCCCCTAATAATTGGGTTTTAAATGTAGGGGTAGCTTTCTGTAATTGGAAATCAGAGGCTTTCTCTAGGACATAAATATCAATAATATTAGCAGAAGAATATGCTTTTCTAGTTACGGCTGTCGCTTTTCCAATTGTTCCAAAAGTACTAATAAAAGTATTAACAAATACCTCATAATCTTCTAAGGTTACTAATCTATTCTGCCTAGCGAATGTAAGAGGTCCCCATTGTTTAGCATGCTCAACTGTTTCTGCATTAGATCCCCCTGTAGCTGGGGAAGTGTTAGTAATAGTGCCTAAAACTTGCGTTGAATCAACTAAACCTGCTATAGATGCGTTTATTACATGAGGAAGTAAGTTACCTCGGGATCCTCCACCAATACGGTAGTTAACTAAATAAGAGGCTGTATCATCAGGAGATATGCCAACAGTGTTATCACCAAAAACAATTGTAGCTCTATAGTCGGTGTCATACACTAATTCAAAAATTTTATCGGAAGAACCAGAAGCAAAATATAAATTATCAACCTCAGTATAAACTCCTGAAACATTTGCGTCGGGAGAAGTAATAAATACTTGTACACTCCCCTCTACCACAGGTGCCTGACTCAGTTTAATAGTTTTTATTCCCTCTGTAGCTGCGAAGCTTCCGTTATCTGCTACTAATACTCCCTCTTGAAATACTAGATTACTATACACTGTATTAGTTGGGGAATTATCACTTTCATTTGCATGCAAAAGAATATTACCTGTAGAATTTATTTTATCTACAAAACCATTAACTACTTTATACAAAGTATATGTTACTGCTCCCCCATCTTGAGGAGACAAAATGTTAATAATTCTATTAGCAGGGGAAAGTAAAAAATATTCTTCTCCTGCAAGACTATTATCAAATACTATGCGTGCATCAGCGGCTGCGGATAAAGGACCTCGCATTCTAATACCTATTAGTTCTAATATTTTTTTAACACTACTTCTCTGTCTAGCCGTAGAAAAAAAGTTTTCATTTGCTAACATATCAGCCTTCATGGATAAAACTGACCCCATGTAGGCTACAAGCTCAACAAACATCATTCCTAAATCTGATTGAGCAAAATAAGTGTATTCCAAAGGATAAACAGACTTAATATAGTTAATCAATGAAGTTCTCAAAGATACAAAGTCTGTGGCTGCGAAGTTAATTAGAGATGCACGCTTATACAGCGGAATCTCCGCAAGTTTCATAAAATCAGATGCTAATGTTCCTGAAAAATTCATTTAATTACTACCTCTACATCAAATACTGTTAAATCTATATTTTGGATTTGTAAAGTTAAAGAGACTAACAAAGAATTACCTCCCGCAGGCCCTACATCTCCATAAGGGACTACTTTTAACTTTACTATTCTAGCCCCCTGAATATATCTATCAAAAGAAACTAAAATTTCTCTTTTTATTGCTTCAAAGACTGCTTCAGTAAGAGGTTGAAAAACAAATTTGCGAAGATTGCACCCAAACCTGGGAAGCATTACTCTCTCACCTTTTTCAGTTTTTAATAATTGTTGAGCCAAGTCTCTATAAAAATGTTTTCCTGTTTCTTTATTAAAAAATCCTCCCTTAATTTTATTTATTCCTATTGGAAAAGCTAATCCATAAACTGATTTTTCTAATTCCGAAACTCCCCTTACATCAGGAGGAAAATAAGTATCACCATATGTAGTTACTGTTTGATTTGCTGCCATTAAAAATACTCCCTATTGTAAATTAGGTTCATTCCTATCTTTGATATAATCATAGAATGTTTGTGCAACAGTATAATATATTCGTGCTAATATCCAAGCAGTATTGTTATTATCACTTTGAACAGCCATATTGAGGAGTCTCTGATAAAACCAAGGGTCCAGCCCCTTAAGATGAGAAGGAATAAGATCATTTAATTCATATGGATCAATAGGATTATCATCTATATCTCGGAGATGATATAATTCATCATACTCATGTCCACTAGTAGATCTTACTAATTTCCATGTCCCCGCAGACGCTGCTGGGATATCCCCGTAAACAGCGGGCTCTCTCCAGTTTCCTCCTCCCGCGATACAGTCTGCCTCATTATCGGCATCAGAGTTCGAACACCTACCGAAATGGTCTGCACCAGATGCAGTGTGGTTCCCAAATTTTGTAGCAGTGCCCTTAACGCTCCACCCTCTACGCCTTTCATATGGGAAAATAGCTTGACCTACACCCCCATAAGCAGTAGCAGTGGTTAGGGACTCACCATCCGTAGAATATTTACCTACTTTACCTTCAGCAGTTCCCATATCTTCATCATTAATAACTCCATCTGCCTCCCACATACTTGTAGCCGAGGCTACAGAATACCCAATAGGATGGAACATCTCAGTAAACGAAAATTGTTTAGAATGAGTAGCGGCTCCACTTAAAACGGGCAAAAAGGAAGTACCTTGTGCTCGCTGAGGTAATTGTTGAGTAAAGGGAGTCTTTGCTAAATCAGCTTTAGCAATTGCCGCTATAGTCGGATAAATATCAACTGTATCTACAAATGCATAAGTTTCTCCTGGAGAAATGAAGGATGCACTAGCAAGAAGAGGAATCTTAGTGCCTGTTTCATATACTGAAGTTTTATAAGCTTTAGCAGTATTACCCTCTCCCCCCTTTCCCCAGTCCCGATAGGTCTCACCATTATTATCTAATAACTTAGTTACTGTAGGACCGCATCCACTAATACTCCCTGCTGATGTAGCAAAAGCGTTTCTAGCTTTCATATAAGATCTATCAGTTCCATTATCTCCTAGGACTAAGAATAAAGTACGTTCTCTACGATCTACGGATATAGAAGATAAGAATGAACTAAACATATAATCAAAATTTTCAATCTGCGCGTTAGTATTAATATACGCTGAACTTACCGTTATATCTTGGTAATTTACACCATTTGTAGCATCTACTCTAGCTTGAATATTAGATGTATCATACATCCCCGTCCAATTATAAATATTTCCACTAGGAGGAAGAGTATAGGGCAAGTGGGCCGCATTTACAGGGAGATACATGAAAAAAGGTTCTTCGGCTGTCTCAAAAAATCCACTTGCCTCCGCAAAAGTACGATTAGTAACATAGGAATCAGGATTACCTGTAGTATAATCCGTAACCACTTGATCCAAAGAACTAACAATACAAGTATACCCTGTATCAGAAACAGTAGTTATATTACCATCTATATTCATAAAATAGTTAATATATCCCATATGAGCGTCAAGAATAGGATAAGGCCCACCTTCGTAAGGCAACCATTGACCAACCGAAGAAGTTGTGTGAGGGTTAAACGGAGATTTACCTGGAATAGGTACTTTATTTACATTAGCAAATACTGCCGCGTAATTATCCCATTCACCTACTTCAGGGATACCACTCCACCCAGTACCCGAAGTGGATTGCCATGACCATGTAAACCCCGCACCTTTAGAAACTAACCCTCTTTCATAGTGGGTTGCTATTTGATTCCAATGATTTAGATGCCACTTACCAGCCATATAGGTTTTATAACCTTTACTTTTCATTAGATTAGGAAGAATTCTAAAATTTTGCTTGGCATCCCAGACAGAATCTGCTCCATCAGGAGATTTAACAAAATGAGATAAATTTCCATATTCAAAAGGAGATGTCCCTACAATATCCGTAGGTTGAGTCCACATCCAAAACGGCTGTTGTACACCTAAACTATTAAGACCACTTCTAGTTTTTTCAAAACTAGTAGTAGGGACATCCCCCATTCCATGTCCCCACAATCCTAGAGAGCCATCCCCCCAATCATAATAAGGACTACTAAATGGGTGCTTTCCTGTTAAAATTGAAGCTCTAGTAGGAGTACAGTAGGGAGTAGCGTGGGCATTTTGAAATACTATACCATTCTCTGCCATAGAACTTAGAGCGGGTGTATGAGGATACCAATTTTCACCATTAACTGAATGTCCGGCGTCTAAAGTACTAAAAGGAGTGGCGTCGGCCCTATCTGGAATATCAACCACTAAAGGATTTGTTCCATCATATATCCCTAACTGCTCAACTCCAATATCATCCATTAAAATTAGTACTACATTAAACCCTTCCCCAGTCTCGTAGTTAACTTCATGAAGTTTAGTATCAATATTCTTAAAATAACCCTTTTGAGCCTCAAAATTTTCCTTCACATCAAGGGAATTAAGCGGTTTTGCATAAAACTTTAAACTTCCTAAGAATCCATCATAACCACTTTGAATTCCTCCTCTGTCTCCTCCCATAAAGTTACCACAACAGGACATTCCATCTGTATAACCACCCCCTACAATCCACGGGGTATAAAATTGATTCAATTTAGGGCCTTCGTGGAGTGTAGTAGGTCCATCTACAGTAGAAGCTCCGTATTCAAAGCTATTAGCCTTTTTAAAGGAGGGTAAATTCGGAGTAGTGTAGGGAGGAACCCCAAAAACATCACTGATCCCCGAAGTAGCAACTAAAGTTCCATCTGCATAAAAGTTTACCTCATTATTATGTGGATCTAGTGTTATATCTACTAAAACATATTGCGATGAGACACTCCCAAATTTAGTTGCTGATAAATCAACTTTCATACTATAAAATGAGGGATTATCTTGACAATCAACATTATTAATCCATGAACATGCGGTAGAAGATTGTGCTTGAGTGGGAGCTATAAAGAAGCTTAAAGAAGATGTAGGATCATTATCATAATTATGATTACTATACCCCGACGCCCCCAGAGGATATCCAGCCTTTGTTATACGTCTATCTCTCGTAAAGCCCATCAACATCCCACGAACAAACTGATCTCCTCTCTCATTAGGTAAGAAATCTAAATCTGTTTCCTCCCCTAAGTAGTTTACTGAAGAAACGCCTGATTGAACTCCGACATTCTCACACCCTAATACTACTTTTGTTAACGATGATGCCCCTCCACTGGCCCATCCAATCTCGCCATTCAAAATATCAGGAATATAGCTCCAAAATTCTATAGTAAACCCAATATTATTATAAGTTAATTCTCTAAATTCAGGCGTATCTGGTAATCGAAGGAAAGATCCTAACGCAGACGCCGCTGCTGTGTCAGTTGATTTATTTTTGGTAATTCCCTCTAGGAAAGGAACAGATAATCCATGCTTATAAATAGTTTTTTTATTAGTTCCCACCATTTTAGCATTATTGTAGAGGTTAGGGGTAGCACAATTGGTTGTATAATAATTAAGAGAAGAAGGAGTTACAACTTTTGTTTCTAAAAAGTTGTAAATTGCAAATAATTGATCTGTAACTATTTGATCTGTCAATGATAATACAGTCCCTAGCTGCGTTCCTGAAGGAGTATAAAGAATACTCCCCTTTCCTATGGGAGGAACATTTAAATGTTGAAAACCTAAGGAGGGGGGTTTAGGAGGAGAGGCTACAAATGTGGGCCTAATCGGTAATACCATCCCTGTCACCTCCCCCTGCTCAAAAATTAAAGCTTTTTGTTTTTCTAAGTCTACAACTAAATTGAGATTCTCTAAATAAGAAAAATCATTTACAGGAACTTCACCTAAAGGAAATATTGGAATTGGTTCTTGAGGATTTCCATACATTTCAGGAGCTTTAATTGCCACTTCAATTTGTTTTTTTCTTCTATTAATTTTATTATTATGATTAGCAATATCGGACATTATTTGCTGTCTCTGATTTTTAACAACAGAAGAATTTTCCCCATACTCTGAGATAAATGTTTCTAACGAGGCAGATAAATCAAATATATGTTTGTCCCGCGACCCAATAAGAACACTTAGAAAATGATCTGTATTATAATGATTCTGCATAGCTATACTATCATCTACTAATGAAATATCAAATAAATTATCAGTAAATGAATCTAATGATTTAATAGAAATAGCATCCCCGCGACCACCTAAATTAGGATCATAATTGTATTGCCATGCTTCTCCTACAGGAACGATCCCCGAAATAGCTAAAAATACAGGATCTAATCCTCCTTTTTGAGAATCATAATATAAACCATCAGATGTTAATAAATATTGCCCACTTTGCGAAATAGGGGGTCCATATACTAATCTAAAGATGTCTTCCTGAGTCTGAAGAACCCAATTTCCTCCTGCGGCTAAACATGCACTCTCATTAGTAGCATCAGCCCCAATGCAAACCCCCGCAGGTGCTTCTGTTACCCATATCCCCCCTCCTGCTACACAAGCCGCTTCATTATCTGCGTCGGCACCTAAACAGACGCCAGTAGTAGGCTGTCCTGGATCCAACAGTGGAAATCTTGGGAAATTTGAGCCTGATAATGCCGCATCTAGGTCTGCGGTATTTAAAATACGAGGCTCTAAACTAGGGTTAAGCAGTCTTTCCTGTATAACATTACTAATAGCTTTTAGTGAAGCATTGGCCCCATTAATAAATGCAGCCGTATTTTCTAATAATGCTACATGGGCTCCATATACCTCATCAAATAATTGATCTCTCTGCTCATCACTTAATAACGCCTCTTGATTAGCAGCATTTCCTCCATCATATGATTGAATAAGACCCCAGGATTTTATACAATCACCAATATCGGCAATTTGATCAGAAATAGAAAGGTAATTTTGATAAATTTGGTCCCCCATCGCTGCGAGTTCGAATAAATCGTTTAAAGACCCCAAATTTAAATCAGATTGTGCATCATCATCATCCATTCCCAACCAAGAAGAATCAGATTTAAATTTAAGAGTTCCTGTTTCAGTATCAAACTCAATCAATCCGCTATTAAGAGTTAAAGCTTCAAAAACAGCAGATGTGGCTGCATTGGCTTTTTGTTTTCCTTGCATAATACTTTTTTGAAGACTATTTAAAACTGGTTTAGGTAGAATACGTAACGCATCCTCCACAAGATTTAATAAACAACTGGGCATTCCAAAGGACATGCCTACAGCATTAATAATATTAGAACCTTGATTCCCAAGAACCTTAGAAAAAGTATCGTAATTAAATGATCCCATAATTTACCTTAATACGCTGTCACTCCGCTTGCTCCATAATAACTTACAGAATCTGTAATTTCAGGGTTAACAGACCCTGCGCCCCCCTCATTAAGTCTAATATCAGAACCCCCATCTAAATACATATTCTCACCACTCTTTATTTTCACTCCTTTTACTGCTTCTATATTAATACCTTGCATAGCCTTTATATTTAGATTCTTTCCGCACTTTATATCCATGTCCTCTTCCGATGAAATTTCTACTTTTCCTGTAGACTTAATTCTGATAAAACAATCTCCACCTGTTCCATGAGTTTCTATTTCAATTACTTGACCTTTACCCTCTGTATTTAGGCATTCTATAAAAATTCTACCATTTGTATCTACTCCCTTAGACCGTGTAAGAATATTAACATCTCTTTGTTTGCTTTGAATATTAACATTTCCATAATGCTCTTCCTCAGGTTCAGCCCACTTGTTATTTCCTCCTGAATTATTAAGTATATTCAGATCCACGCCATCCTTCACTAAAATATCAGTTCGAGAATTTCTGTTTAAATATAATTGAGGACCTGTAGTATCCACCCTTATAGCAGCAGGCGGCAACATCCCCATACTCTTACTTGGACTCTGCCAATATGCCCCAGGAGTTCCCATATTACTTAGAGTAATACGACTATTATTACCACTATCTAAAACAATGCTATCTATTCCAGGACTATCTATTAAGGAAATCCTTTTTCCTGCGGCAGATTGTAGTTCTACTTTTCTATTAAAATACTCTGGGGTATACTCTTCAGATATTAACAATCCAGCACCGGATTTCCCCTTAAAAAAGTAATGCATAGGCTCTCCTCTAGCTGCAAAGTTAAGAGGGTCTGCACGTTCCATAACTTTTAAGTGTGAATCAGGTATTGCATTAGCATTACTGCCAGGTTCAGGGGCTTCTTTAAAAGTAGTCCCTAAATAGTACCATTCACTAGTTCCCATTGGACTACAAACCATCACCACCATACCTACTTCAGGAACAGCAACAAAACCTCCTGCACATCCTGTAGCATAAGGTGAAACATAATTAATTATTTCTTCATAGTCTCCTAAAGCAAAAATCTTAGCTACAAAAGAACCATTATTATTAGGATCATACCTACTTCTAACCTCTGCTAGAGAAACTAGTGTTTGTTCGCCTACATAATCTATATCAGTAATCATAATCTTAGATACCTGTGGCAGCCCCTTCTGCTGCTTCTCGTCTTGCTTCCATTTCTGCCCTTACGGTGGGAGAAGTTTGGCTCTTAGATAATGCAAATTCGGAGTAAGAGTCTGTAGATGAAATATGGTGCTTAAAGCCAATTATTTGATAAATCCCACTAAAGAATCTATTTAATAGAGTCCGCTCTTCGCGTGTGCTGTGTTTAATAGGTGCAGTCTGAGCCAGTACTATACTCTCTCTTGTTATAGTCCCATAATTTGATAGATGATAGGATGGAATTGTTTTAATATCCATCCTCATAGCTAATCTATACATTTCATCACTAAAATTAGATAAAATTGATAACGGATCCCCTGGAAGAAACTGATTAACTATAACAGTAGGTTTATCTACGACTTCCATAAAAGCGTCCAACTCGCTCAAAACACTATAAGCTAGAGCGTCGGCATCCTCATGACCCCCCGCTGTCCCAAACGCTTCTACAAACCTAGGATCAAGGCTGCCTACTACTTCTGCTATAACTTTATTTCGCTCTGCTGGGCTTGTTACTTTTGATTCTCCCCAATTATAAAGTCTTATATACAAATATACGGCTAACTCAGCCATACTTCTAATTGTAAATGTCCCAAAATAAGGAGAACTTTCCACCACTCCAGCTATAGTTGCTCTACGCCCTATATCTTTCCTAAATCCCATAGTTAGTGCTGCAAAGTAAACAGGAGCGAATTTAAAATTAAGATCTAAAATATTCGGATTTGGTACATTATATCTAAACACTGGGATATTATTTTCTTGTAAAATAGCTCTTTGTTCATCCGTAGGACCAGGCATTTCAAAAACATCTGGGAATAAAGAGGATTCATAATATGCAAAATCTCCTGTAATAGGAGGATTAATTATTTCTTTAATTTTTTCATTATATTCTTGGTTTAGGAAAGGATATTTTTCAAACGGATGAAGAGGAGCTAATCTAACTATATTGAGTGCAGCACCAGCTATCTCTCTACCTACTTGTTCATTGGGGCGCAGGCCCAGTCCGTGACCCTCGTAAGAGATCTCCTCGTTTAAGGCGTCTAATCTGCTTTTCGTTGAGTCTATTTTTCTCTCTAATTTTCCTAAATTAACTCTGGCGTATAAAAATTCCTGAATTAAAGATATATCTCCATAAACGAGTACGGGTTGGTCCGCAATAAACTTCCTATTTCCTCCAAAAATTGAATAAGAATGAGGATCCGATGAATCACCTAGTTTTTCATCCTCTTCAACCCACGCATTTATTAATTTAGTATCTGTTTCACTAAATATACCAAATCTCGTACTATAC